TAATTGTCGCCTATCCTGGTGAAATGTCAAGATGATTATTGATATCGCGCTGCAGGCCGCGGCGCTTCTTCTTCCATTCCCAGTTCCGGGGTGGCCGCTTCGGTGCCGATGCGCTGCGCGTTGCCGGTCATCTGAGCCTCGCGGGCCATGGCGTCCTGGGCCATAACTTCCATCATGGTTTTATGCACATCGGTATGCGCGATGGCGATTTCCTGTATCGGACCGGGAAGATGGCGAAACTCGTTTGACAATAAAAAGCGCCGGTGCGTTTCATAGTGGACCGCGTGATTGTCGTACTTAAAAAGCGGATCATCGGATATGACAACCGGCTCGCCGCCTTCTTCCAGGGCGCCCATTGATAAAAACAACCCGCGCATCACCGGGATTTCGATAAAATCATCGTCATAATTTTCATCGTCGGGCGGGATCGGCACATGGGCAAGCTCTAAGTCCTCGGGTGGCGTGTTGACTATCAATTGATTTTCGCCCTGGGCGCGTTCCATATCCACATTGCGCTTATCCTTAAATCCGGATAAGCCCATGCGCCGCAAGATATCCTGGCGATATTCCGGATCAAGATCCGATTCAGATGAAAAGAACCCGGTTTCAGTCAACTTCAAAAGGACCTGGCTTTGACCGGTCTTTGTCGAGGCTGCGCCGGATGACAACTCCAGTCTGACATCGGTATTGTTGCGAAGGTCCGCACCCTTAAAGGCAACCGCCTTGGCCCGGCCGCCCTGGTCGGGAATTTTAATCAGCCGTTCCTCGGTATAAACCTCCTGGGCCAAAATCAATTGTTTACGTTTGACCCGTTTCAGTGATCGATAAAACCGTTCGATGTCCGGGAGGTGTCCCTGTTCGGCCGCATCGCGCAAGATATCGACCATGATGCCACTGGCCTGCTGCGTGGGCGCCTGGCCGCGAAGGACGTTTTTCGGATCGCCGGCTGCGTCCTGGGCAACACCTCGGTGGATATCGCGTTCGTTTAGCACCTGGGGTGGCAACGGGGTGCCGCGGGTAATCTCGGGCCGCTGACCACCGCTGGTCATCGCATCATATTGCAGAACCAAAAGCGACTGACCATACTTTGTGAGGCGCCGCATGTTCATATCGGTCGGCACGATAACCAAAGGCCGGCCGATACCTTTGCGGTTGGTTTCGAGGTCCTGGTCGATCTGATTGATCGAATTTTGCGGGCTGATTAGATCGCTGACCCCTGAGTCCGCCCAAAATCGTCCGGGAACGTATTGGTAATGAAACTCGGTCAGGGTGTAGTACCATTTCCCGGCAACATCCATCGGGATTGGCAGGCGCTTATGATTAAAACAGATCTGATCGCCGACCATAGCGGCATATACGCCGTATGGATCTTTTTTTGTGGGGCGGATCTCGATTTCCTTGAAAACCACCAAATCTTCGGTATTGTTCTCGGCATCCGAGGTGTCTAAGCCATCGCCCTTCCAGGGGCTCACATTGGCTACCAGGGTGGCCAGGCGCCGCTCGTAATTAACTGTCGGGCCTTCCTGGGCGCCCTCGCCAACCTTGATCTTGAATGTATCTTCGACCCATTCCCGGGGCTTTAAGGATTTAATACCAACATATCGCTTGGCCCGCAGCGTTTCGCCGTAATGGTCCAGGGCGACGTTAAACGGGCTGATGTGCTGGCTCATTACATCGCCGGTAGATATCGGGACCCCTTGACCGTCAATCGCCCAGGAGTCGTTTTCCATGGTCGCAAAGGTTCGATCGAAGCTGGTCCCGCAAATCACCATCCAGATAATTTCTTTTTCCTTTTCATCCAAATGGGATTCGTCGTTGGCAGCTTCTAACCAGCGAAGGAATGTTTCGCCCATTTCCGCGGCCTCGGCATCGTCCTGGTCGTTGGAGTTGGGCCAAATACTGACCACAAAGTCTTTGTTGAGAACAAGCGACTTCATACTGCGGACGTAATCTCGAATGATATTTGATACCGGGGTCGGAATGTTGGCGTTGGGCATCACACGCTGAAACGTGAGCCCGGATCGCACCCACTCGAACCACTGTTCGCCCATGTAATACAGGATGTTACGAAACCAAATCCTTTCAAGTATCTGTTGTGTCATGTTGCGCTGCGCGTCAAACAGATTTTCGACGATCTCTTTAACCTTATCGTTTTCCATAATTTCCTCGATAGGACAAATTTGTCCTGGTTAAACCGACCGTCCTCGGCTTGCGCTATTATTTAACTATTTTTTTTTATCTGGCCTCCAACCGTGATCGATAGCATTTAGCAAGCGTGCCTGGCGCTTGGCGTTTCTGAGCGTCATCTTGCGGCCCTTGACTTCGCCCGGGGTGCTGACCTTGTATCGCCGGCGCCCGCCATAGGTTTTTTTCAATGGCAAATCTTCTGTGATTGTTGCCGGCATAATCCCTCCGGTTATCTCAATTTCGTAAGCCGTCCAAAATGCGAAAATGCCGATTTGGGTAGCTTACGAATATTGCGTAAGCTGTCCAAAACGAGAAATCGCCGAATTGGACTGTTTACCCCCATAGATAGCCTATCACCCGGGGTGATAGCCTATCCCCCCTACCTCAGGTCACCGGCAACCGGTCCGCCTTCTCTTTATCCTCCTTGCTGATGTCATATAACTGCTCAACGATTTCAGCATCGGTTAACGGGCGCTTGCCCATGATATGTTGGCCAACCGCGTAATCGTGAAAGTCTTTGGCCATAAACCGATCGCGCAAGTCCTTGATCTCCGCTGCCAGGGCCTTGCGCTCGGCGCGCCATACCACGGCCATAATTATTAGAAAAAGAAAATAGATGGCGCTGATTCCGCCGATCATTGCCCACATTGCCAGATCGATTTCATTCATCATAGTTTTGTCCATCCGTGTAATAGTTTAGAATATCATACAAATAATGTGTTGATAATCCAACCAATTTGACATAATCCTGTAATTCGTCCGGGACGGTTATCCGGTAGCCATTCATTGTCCAGGTCGCGTCTTTAACGATTGGACCTTTTGAACCCTGGTAGTTTTTTCGCGTCATCGACCACCTCCGCCATTAAAGCCAATTCGTCCGTACATCCAATGCAAACGGAAAATGACACGGTCGATAAAAACGTATGCCGATAACCGCACTCCCGGCAATATTCGCCCTCATTCATTGTTGGCACGACATAAAAATTGCCCTGCAGGCGGCCTGGCTTAACACTGCAATGGCCAATGATAACCCCGTTTTTATTGACAACTTGCATTAATCCTCTTTTTCCCGCGGGCGATAATTCCAAACAATCCGGCAGGCCGCGCACTCGATCATTATTACGCCGGCCACCGGCTTTTCAGTTAATTTCGCATTGCAATTCGGACATCGTTCCATCAACCCTCCATTTCCGCGATGCGTTCGCGGATCTCGTCAAGCTCGCTCCATACCTCCTGGTGGGACGGCTCCAACTCTTTGCGCTTTTGCGCTTGGATTTGTCTTTCGATGGTAACCCGGATCTCATAATCAGATAATGTCAACGGTCGGGCCATAGCGATGTGACAGGCTTCATCGTAAACGTGGTCCTCCTGATCGGTATCGATATCCTCAACATTATCTTCATCGGTGGCCAGCGCCGGGATCGTGCGTATAAACTGGGTGCAGCTTTGGTAAACCACCATCATCGGCATTTCGTTTACATCGGCCGGCATCTTTAAGCGCTCTCGAAACTGGCGAATCTTTAGCTTGCGGTCCGGATCCCCGGGGCGCATCTGAATTCCATAGCCACGAAACACTTCCGCGGTCGATGGTCCCTGGCCGCCGCCCTGGTAGTTGGGTTTTTTATTGAAACAAGTCGGATCACATAACCGATCGGTCACCCGGCCGGTAAATCCCCAATTAATCTCACGCTCTAAGATACCCTCGGCAATCTTGGAATCCTCCAGGCGCAGGCCTTCGTTGGGTGTCTTGTTCCAACCGTACCATTCCTTACATCTATAAGCCCGGCCATCCGAATCAATCCACCACCACCCGATCGAAAACGGCGCGCCGTATCCCCAGTCATAAGTCATGTAAATCGGGACGTA